ATGGTTAGCGAAAAACGCTTCCGACCGCGCCTCGGGGAATCGGGGGCAGGAGATTAAAAATGAGTACATACACAATTTTGTCAGGAAATTCCGAGCCATTTAAAGGCGCTCATCTTCCCGTTGGAAACGAGCGCAGGGCAATCGTTGAGAAGCACAGCAAAACTCGCAGAAGTTTTATTTTAAATGGTCATTGGAAGCCCGCCTCTTGCGTGAAATTTTTAGAGCGCCGTGGATTGAAACATAATATGAGCGCAACTCATTACACGAAAATCGGAGAGGATTTTAAGTCGCCAGTGATCGAGCGTGCTGTCGATTTAAATTGTTAAACAATTTGCCATACCCGGCTATGCCGGGTTTAAATTTTAATTATGGTTAATCACCCTAACAGAAACTGGCGCGCTAGATGGCGCGTCGATTTAAACGCCGCCACCGCTACGCATCTAGACGGGTGGGTGTTTGTGTTTCGACCCGACCCAGGCGAACCCGGTGCGTTTGATGGCGAATGCATCGCCCAACCGCCACAGTTAACGCATGAGCACATGGACCAGGCTGCGCGCATCGCGCGTGAGGCTGGGGATATTTATATTGAGGCCCGCCGCCGTGAACGAGATAAAAACCCCGGCTCCTGATGAAATACGCATGGCGCGAGAGAGATCGGGACTCAAGCGGAATTAGCGGGGCAAAGTCACTGACATCCTGCCGTCTCCGGCCTCACTGCGCACACATAACCCTGCAACGCACGCAGCTTATCTATCTCCCGCTGATCGTCTATCGCTACGGCAAAAATACGCTCCGCAGTCTTTCCGTCGAGGTCAGCGTAGGCGGTGGCGTCATTGCCCAGGCTGGCGGCGCTGGTAGCTCCGGGCAGGTTACCGCCACCGGCTGAACAGTTTTTAACGGCGACGCGCAGCCGCTCAGTGCCAGTGGCGAGAGCATTGCGATAATTGCGATTTTCAATTTCACGTTTTTGCCTCATTTTGGTTAATTCGCTATCAAGCGTTTCGATTTTTTGAGCGGCCACGGTACGCGCAATCTGCAACTCGTGCTCTGCCGATAGAGCGGCATTTGATATTGCCTGTAAATCGCGGGCGTGCTGCGCAGTCAGTTCAGCCGCGGCGCGTTGGGCGTTTGCGAATTGAATGCGATAGTACAATGCCGCGCTCGACAGCAGCGCTGCGACGATTGCAGATATAACGATTGGCATTTTCATATTTGGGTATTAGAGTGCAGACAAAAACGAATAGCGCGTTAAATCAATCAACTCCATCGAATCAACACGACGATATGAGCCTTTTTCGCATTACCTATGACGGCCCTGCTCTAGCTGACTCTGAAATGGATGCGCGCGAGCTTGCCCCGGCCCTGCTCGCCGTGGCAGACCTTCTTGAGGCCAGCACGCGCGCGCTTTTGGGTGATTCGTCAAAATCACAGGTGCATGTACGCGGATCGTTCAAAACTGGCAGTTTCAGCATTGATTTTGCACTGGCAACAAATCTTCTGACGCAAATAAAAAACATTTTTTCATCAGACGCAGCGAGCGCAACGGCAAATGCGCTCGCAATTCTCGGGGTGCTTGGATTTGCTGCAAAAAAAGGCGGAATTGGCTTAGTGCAGCTTATTAAATTTTTGCGCGGGCGAGAAATTAAACAAATAGAAATGGAGGACGAACGAGCATTAATCACCGCTGAGGAGGATGCTGAGAAAATATGGGTTGATATTGATGTGCTGAAACTGCTTCGCGCTATAGCCGTGAGAGAGGCGCTGGACCGGGCTTTAATGCCGCTCGATAAACCCGGAGTAGATATTTTTGCAGTCGGAGCGTATGAGGGCGAACCTACCGTGATTATCGAGCGCACCGAAAGAGCCTGGTTTCGCACTCCGATGGCTAAAGATGAACCTCTGCTCGATGACGTCAGAAAAATGGCGTTTTCCATCATATCGTTAACATTTAAAGAAGATAACAAATGGCGGCTATATGACGGCGCGGCGACGATCCACGCAACAATAGCCGACGCCAATTTTTTATCGCGCGTAGACCAAAACATAGTTCGGTTTGCTAAGGGTGACGTTTTAGTCTGTAACGTCCGTGTTCAGCAATGGCAAACATCGTCCGGCGCTCGCACAGAATATACGGTGCTCGAAGTGCTTGAGCACCGCCCTGCCGCGCGGCAAATTGCGCTTCCCGGCATTTAATTCGATCTCGGTATACAATCCAGTTCATCCCGCTCTCGGCAGTAAGCCGATGCAACTATCCCGCACCGGCCAAGCCCGAGAGCATTCTTCATATATGTTAAGATTTGAATCCCTTACTGTGACGTAGGGAATTTTTTCAGGAATTTCTCCCTGTACTCGCCCGCCCATGGTGGGCTTTTTTTTGCCTCAAAATTGCGCTTCTTGCTCGCGCTCGCGCACTTGCCGCAACGTCCGCATTAATAAGCCGATATCTCCGCGACACAACACAACAGCGCAGCACATGGCTAGATTAACGATGACCTCGGACGGCTCGACCGGCGTGAGATACCATCCGAAAAATGTCCGCGCGGCAATGACCGCATACAGCGCTGCGAGTGCGTAGCGGGCTAGTAGACCGAGCAGCACATAAAAACGATTTCGCGCCGTTTTTCCGAACAATAAATAACAAAAAATCACTAGGGCGAGGGTGCCATTGCACAGCAGCATGACTAAATCAAAATAGCTAACGGCCCCTAGCTCATCCACCAAATAATTTGCCAAACTAATCATGTTTCCTATCTCCACCAGGTAAATATTTTTCCAACAAACGTTTCAGAACTCGCGGCACGGACTCCTCTACCCAATCGAGCACCAGAATAGAAACAGTAACGACGCCCGCAGCGGAGAAAAATGCCGCTAGCCAGGTCGGCGCATGCGCAATGTCTCGAACGAATGGCGCAATTGCAAATCCGCCCGCGAGGGATACAACGAAATAAATTAATTTCCTCGTCCACGAGGATTCCTTACTACGTAGCAGGAAAACTAATGCACCGCAGAAAACGCCCGACAACAACGCAATATCTGGCGGAGAGCCTAACGCGCCTAGCGTCACGCCGCTAGCCACGCCAGCGGCTACCGCGCTAGGAATAACAATTTCAGCCATTAGGCAGCCCCTCGCTGTAATTGGAAATGCACGCCATCGCGCAGCGTTTTCCAATCGCCGCCCCATTCGATTTGGATTTCTAATTCACGCGCCGCTTGTTTAAATGCCCTGGCGATTTGCTCATAAAACTCCCAATCCCAATTAACCGTACCAGCAACAATCGCGGCTACGTCGATTGCATCGCCGGTCAAATGACGGCTGTTAAGCGTTTGGCTTTTTCCCTCGGCTAGCATTTTCTGCTGACGCTCCCGCGTGCGTAAGCCTTCTGTTACGCAAAAATCAATCTCGGACAATTCGAGCGCGCGGCGGGCGATTTTCGACAAATCGGGATTGACGCCCTCAAGATTTGATTCGCTGCGTTTGCTAAAAACAAATTTAGATTTTTTCAAAATCAATTCTCCAAAATAAAAAAACCCGGCTCGTGGCCGGGTTCAGGTCAATTTCTAACCCATTGTTTTCAAAGCAAACCTCAAAATTGAGGTTTGCAAACCGCGACGAGCATTTCAAAAAAACTAACTTGACAGGCTCTCGATCATCGAACGAGTTTTCGCGGCGTCCGCGCTCAATTCCTGAACCGCTTTAACTAGGTGAGCGACGATTGGCAATAGATTAGGAGACATCATCACGTCTCCATCGGGCGCGCCCATGGCAAATGTTGTGTCAACCTTGATTAGCTGTTGCGCGACAAATCCGACTCGATGCGAACGCGAACTATCTAAAAAATCATTGCCTCGGTAGTTAAAACTGAACAACTTGATTTTATTTATCACGTCCAGCGCGTTTGCGTCACTGGGGCGAATATTCTCTTTTAGGCGCGCGTCGGATAGATGCAGGGGGATGCCGTAAGCAACTTTGTCGACGGTAATCGATACAAAACCATTCCCGACTGTCCACGCCTGGAGAATACGACCATCCGGCGAGTGAAACGGATGCGTCACCCCTCCGACGCGGCCCGCTGAATTGGCGTAGTTTGCTGAATTAGTGCTACCCGCTGAATTGGCGTAACCAGATGAATTGGCGTGGTTTGCTGTGTCAGCGTAACTGACCCTGAAATTAGCCGGGCTGTAGACATACATGTTATCCGGGTTGTCGCCTCCCCATAGCCACTTCGGTTGTCCAGATTGACCGGACCAGTGGAACGTGCAATCTACTCCCTCAAAAAAAAGATGTGATGCCGAGTAGGCGCGTCCATTAACAGGAAGATAATTTTCTAGCTCACCTGAAAAAACGATTCTTCCGTAATTTACCTCGCCAACCGTGGCGAGCAAGCCCTCCCCTTCTTTGCTCTTCCCTATTTTTACTGCGACCGTCTCATCCTGTCCCTCGACCCCGCCCTGCTGAACGGGTGTGTAGGATAAAGCGGTTTTTTTCTCTATGAGCGAAATTATCGCGTCGCGTAGCTGAACTACCGATTCCTCATCAGGCTCAATTCCTGCCGCGCGCACAACATTTAAAACCTCATCAGTGACCGAGTTACCCCATTTGCAGGGGATCAATGATCCGGGTTTTCCGCTAATCGCATCCTCATCGACAAATTTGCCGTCTACCAGGCCGATACCCGGCACTTTTTTCGGATAATCCATATCTATTAGTCCTCGTGCTCAAACAACACCAGCGTATGCGCTGGCGCGTAACGTCGAATCAAACACTCGACAGCGCTATCTGGATTTTCGCCAAACCGCTCACCAAAAACGGTTAAACCAAATCGCCGACCGGCTGCGCGTCGTTTTCCTAAATTTACAGTCCAAATAAATTGCTGACGCCGCGTGCCAAATCTGGCGACTCCAAATCGTGATCGTCCGAAGCGGGGCGCACGGTGCTCCACAATCCTCGCGTTCGGATAACCGCACTGCTGCGCGATTTTTATAAAATATGCAGGCCGCTGCTCACCTATGGATAGCAAACGCTGCTGGACCGCTCGCCTCCGATCCTCAAATGTCGGCTCAGGCCCCGTGCATTTATCTGGCAGACCCATGACGATTTCCCAATCGGGGATTAACTCCCGCACTGAGGCGGGGTCCATCTCATCAATTAAATCGTTAATTCTGGATTGGACTCGCTCAAATTCAATGGCGAGCGCATCGAGCGTTTTGTGTGTTTGCGGCGCGCTCTCAATGTCCCACGCGGGACCTGGCGGCAGCAGTGTCGCTAGCATTTGACGATAATTCAAACCCACTCGACCTCCCCGACAACAGGTATTTCGTTAAACTCCAAAATAATGTCGTCAATGGGGGTCAGTAATTTGTGATCGTATTCTCCCGGCGCGATACTGATAGCCTCGCTGATATGTGTTTTTAATACCCGCCCGCCTAACTCGTTCTCACTCCACAGCATTTCTCGCAGACTGTTTTCAACAGCATTTCGAGTACGGGCATTGTCCGGCGTGAGAGCGATTTTCGGGTTAATCGGCCTCGGTTTTGGCGGCATCACATAGACCTCTGCCGTCACTGGACGCCGCGTCTCGATATATTGATAAATCTCATTGCATTGCTCATGAGTTGGAAACGGGTTTAGATCGTCGTCACGCATCACGAATACGCCCACAGTCCCTAGCCCGAGATAATTCCGAGTACACCAGGCTCGCGTGACACCAGAAAATTCCATCGCCCAGGTAATGTAATCGTCGTGCGATCCGCCATGAGGAATGACGCGATATGAGCGGATTAACCGCTCACGCACGCTTTCGATAGATTCGATATCGACACCGCCATCAATGCCGTCCTCACTCACGATAGCCTGACCGTCAACGCCGAGCACTGGAGATATGAATCTGAGTATCGTTCCGCAGGGAATATTTCCTATCGATCCGACCTCGACCGCACGCAGAGACAGATCTATTTCCCCGTCCGTCACAACGCTGTGCGTGACGATATAAGCGCGCCTATCGTTGGTTTGCAGCGTAATGCCTGGAT